GACTCATTGGACTACTTAAATGTCTAAGAAAATCATCCAATCTTTTTGGTATATTGGAAGCATTGACTTGTTCAAAAATTGATTCAAATGTAAACTGACTGAAAGATTTCATAGTTAATTGTCTCCTAGAGCTTGGGCATATACTTATTTAGAGTATTTCTATGCCCAAGCTCTTGGTCAGAACTTCTTACCGGTCTGATCCTGATAGTCGGAGCATCGGATGATTAGCTCTTTGACGAATGCTGATCTGACGATATCTTCCTTGCCAAAATCCACGAAGGTAATATTTCCCATACTCTTGAGAATGCGGAGCATCTCGGGAAGTCCACTTTCATTTCGTGAAAGGTCAGTCTGTCTAAAGTCGCCACACAAAATGAGTCTGGATGTATCGCCCATTCGTGTCAGGGTGGTATACAGTTCTGGCCATGACAAGTTTTGAGACTCGTCAATGATGACAATAGCGTTCTGGAAAGTGAGTCCTCTCAGGAACGATGTAGTCGTAAACTGAATGAGTCCCTTTCTTGTCAGGATATCATATCCATCTCCTTTACCAAACAAGTCATTGCAAATTTCGCGATATGGTTCCTCATATACCTTTGCCTTTTCGACGGCACTTCCTGGCAAGAATCCCATGTCTCTGGACGGCACTACTGATCGGATGATTATGATTTTCTCATATGGCGACTGTCCAGACAGAATTTCATTCAGAGCCAAGTACAGAGATATGAAGGTCTTGCCTGTACCTGCATATCCATGAGCGACAATATTCTGTCCTGCATAGTATGCCTTGAATGTGTGTTCTTGGTTCGCTGTAAGTGGAGACACTCGTCTTAGCTGGAAATGCGATTTACCATTTTCCGTTGTTTGATTATTGAATCGTTCCTGGCGAGCCTGTTTGCGATTCTTTTTTTTACTATTTGCCATTGTTGTGTCTCCTTCTGAATGAGAAAAGGAGGATCGCGTTCTATCGCGACCCCCCTTTTTAGTGAAGTTAGTTTTTCGTGAATGTCGGTGTACTCTAGCTATTGGATACTCCTATGCTTATATGAAAATTACAGTTCTCGGGGAACTTTCCATCGCCCATTGCCGATCTCCGACTTGTGGTGACCAGCCTTGATACGTCCCAGAACGTGCTTTGAGAAATCTGCGGGGGGCTTGGCTACTCCGATGCCTGCAGGATCGACCACATTGACAGTATGGTACACTCTTTCAAGTGTGCCAGAATGGCGCTTTTCGAAGTCCTCCATCTCGGAAATCGACATGGATAGTTCTTCGACCTTACCAGTGTTGATGTTTCGGTAGGTGTAGTTTGGCATCGTGTCTCCTTGTGCTATTTAGATATCCTGGATGATCCAGTCGGGCGTCGGAGCATTTTTCCACGAATGGAGGTGCTTCTTTGCGCCATTGTAATAGTTCCGATAGCTGGCAATAGCCGAGCCTGGAACTATATATTCATCGGGCATCGCGCACGGTGGATCAGTGAACCCCATGTTGCGAATGTACTTGGGTGACTGACCAAGAAGAAGGATCATGTCGGTGCATTTGTGCACCTTGCCATACCGCCTGGTGTACTCGTTAGTCAGCCCAAAGAAATGAAGGTGCAGCCACATGTAATGAGCATGAGACTGTCTAGCCCATACGGTTGATGGATGGTTGACATGGGTAGCTGCATACAGGAGATGGTCGCGAGAATCGGGAAGGAGGTACCTACGAACCCGTCGCTTTTTACCCTGTGCAAAATATTCTGAACCATCCAGAACACGGTGGGCAGTTGATAGTATCTGTGCGGATTCCAGGATCATCTTGACCACATGCTTGTCGCAAAGACTCTTGGCGGCGGCGATGGGATTGGACTCCACATAGAAGATGTTCACGGCTTGCGGACCTCGATTGGATAATTGCACTTGGCATAATAGTGACGGCTGGCGTGGTCCATCAGATAGGCGAGAATATCAAAGTGTTTGCATGGTTCCTGAGTGACCACGTCGATTAGGACGCATGCATGGTAGTAGTGAGCAACGATCAGCTTATGTTTAGTGTCTGGACGGTAAAGGTAGTCCGAATAGACGTGCTGCGCTAGGTGGTTCTTGAGATTGCCGATGGATGGCCAAATCTTGGGCTTGTTACCCCACTTTGGAACCACACCACCACGGGACCACTTCTTAGTCCCAGGATGGAATATAGCATATCCCTTGACGATTGGCAAGTCGATTTTGGTCATTGGCCGATTTCCTTCAATGCATCAAAGATTGCAGCATCGGTTACATTCCAGATTGCAGACACGATTGGCTCCGAGGTTGCATCCCAGGTTGAAAGCGAGGTTGCATTTCTGGTTGCAATTCTGGTTTCATTTCTGGTCGCATTTCTGGTTTCATCCCTGGTTGCAGTGTCGGTTGCTGATTTGACATTCATTTAATCAATTCTCTCATTACCCAACACGTCATCTACCGCGCGTGCGATAATGGCGCTTGCCCGAATGCCTGCATGGCTTGTGTATTTCCACGTGAGAATGTCTCCTCTGAACTGAATATCGGCCGAACACGTTACCTCGCGCTGGACATCCCTCTGCAACTTCTTTATCTGGTGATGGAATAGGTTCGACATTTACCGTCCTTTTGGAAACATTTCAGTAGAGAGTTGATTGATCCTGACAGGAAGGACTAAGTTGTTAAATTCCCATATGCGTATTTCGGAGTACAAAGAGACATCGGGGAGGCAGGCACCATCAACAGGAGAAAATAAGAGGTGTGACGTAGCTTCTACAGGGATTCCATTCAAAGCGACAAAGTATTTCTCCGCTGATTCAATATCACTCATTGGCTCACTTGGTCCCCCAAATGATATTGGCGATATCCTGGTCGATTATTACTGCCCTGGGAGCGCTCTGCCACTTCCACAAATAGATATCCCTCTCCAACGAGTGATCAGCACTGAACGAGTGATCAGCACTGCATGCACTGTGAATAGTCGAGTGTGTTGCTATGCGGTCACGACACACTTGGAGAAAGAAATCTCGTTCTATTTTTTCCCTTTCAGTCAGTCCCATAGAGTTACACCATAGTTCTTTCCGCGCTTGCAGAAAATGAACTCGGCCGTGACCTTACCCTTTTCCATGAGGGGAATGAACTTGTCCATATCCGTCAGGAAAACGGTGAACACCTGACCCGCAGCATTCCTGAATACCATTCCAGCAGCACTGCGACCGCGATAGAAGCCGTCATAGTACAGAGTGTCCTTGAAGGGGACATTGGGCACCATGGTAGGATCAAGCCTAACGTATCGACCATCCGGGCCTCTCTCGTCTGCCCAGCGAGTCTCGCCGTCATATGATGCATGGGACAAGGTGTCATTCTTGACCCAACCCTGAACCTTGTCATAATAGGAAGTCGGGAAGTGTGGGATTTGGGTGATCTTTGTCTTTTTCATTTCACTTCTCTGTCTATCAGCATAATGATGCTTCGGCTTGGATGCCGCGCGGCTCGTGTTTCGTTCCATAAAGCTTGATTTACTGACACTGAAAGTTGATCCATCAACAGTAGACTAATCGAGTCATGAGCCTTACTCGAAGTCTCACGGACGATCTGCTTGGTGACATAGTATGAGGTATCGTTTGTTGCGCCAGAGATGTTCATTCGATGACATCCGTAAGCTCTCTCCATATTGGACGATACATGATAATTGTTGTTTCCGCCATACTTCCAACACCAAAAGTACTTATGGCAATATTTCTCCATTGAATGACATAAGGATAGGTGTCGCCGTATTGCGCTGAAATATCCTGAGTGACTATGCTCTTTATACTCGCAATGTCAAATTTTGTTTTGCTTGAAAATGCTTCCAATGCGTTCAATATCATTTGGAGGAGTCCTTGTTGGCTTCTTCCAGATGCTTGCGAATATCAGCGATGATATCAGCAAAGGTGCCCGTCATGAACTTTTCGTCATACCAGTTGACGACTCTCTCCAGAAGCTTATTGGCTTCGCGCGCATCTGCATCCAGAAGGGTAACCAGCTCAAGGTCTTCCATGATCTTACTCCTCTCCTCGTCAGTATAGTTCCGCCAGTTGCGTATCTGATACAAGGTGCGGCCGCAAGAGGAACAGCGTCCTCCTACGACCGCGCATGTTCGCTTACATGGACTCTTCACGGCCACCAAGTGCCTTGAAGTCGGAAAGGTCTACTGCATCCCAGTCGGCGTCAACCCGAGACGACACGGCACCAGTGGTACCGAAGGTCTTCTCGACCTCGTCCACGACCTTCTTAAAGGCCTTGGTCGCCTTCTTAGCCGCTGCCACCTTTGCGACAGTCACAGGCTTAGGCTTCGCAGGCTTCGCCGGCGCAGGCTTGGTGGTCACGCCCTTGACGACTGAGCCCAGATCAGCAAGGCGCCTCTCGGCAGGCTTGACCTTCGACGGCTGGTGGACGCCAGTGTACTTGTAGGTGTCCACAGTCCGACCAGTCTTGGCCGTTAGGATTTCATGACCAGCCAGGCGAAGGTACAGAACGTACTTGCCGACGTACTTGGGACCAGTGATTTTGGCAACCTGCTTTGGAGTCAAGGTGCCGTGGGTAACGAACTCTGCCAGGAGCTTAGCTTCAATAGACATTGGATTCCTTTCGTGTGAGATTTTGACTTGATACCATTATAACAGGAACAGTAGAGGTTGCAACAGCTATTTTTGCATAGCTGCTACTTCATTTTCGCATATCTCCTCGACCACTCCATCGATGATTCGTCTATTGGAACCGGAGTTGAGGCGCCTGACGGGAACCAGAACCCGTACCCATGCGTGGTCGCGAATGTCCACGTCCGCTGCCATCATCACGCTCCACCACGGAAGCCGTATCCATAGCTCTTTGGTCATTATCGATTCACATACAGAACCAGGGCCCAGATGCAAGCCGCTGTGATGACATGGGAAATTATTTCCTGAACAGGAGTGCTCATGAAATGGTTCAGCGTGAAGTATATCAGGGTCCACGCAAGGAAAGCGATGAAGTTGCCAGTCAGTGTCATTTCAGATACGTTGCTCCATATGTGTCTAGACCTTTACCGAGTGAATAATTCGCATCAAATACGGTACCACGAACGTGCTTGGCTGGTGCCTTCCATGTCGCGGACTTGTAGATATTGCCGTCCATGTCGAGGAAGCAATATACGGAACGTGATCCGTGATAGCTCTCGACAATTCGGATATACTTTCGGCCGCTCTCGGCGGAGAAATAAATGGGCGACTGTAGGACAGTGAACCCGCGCCTCTTGGGCATAACATCGTTCAGGAAGTCAAGGAACTGCTTCAAAGTGACGGTCTTGTTGTCTTTGGTGAAGGTGATGTTCATGTGTGTATGTCTCTCGCTGTTTCGATCTTGATACCATTATAGCAGGAGCCCAGGTGGATGCAACATCTATTTTTGCATGGCTCGGACCTGGCTTATGCACTGAACGCATAGCTGATCAGCTAAGTCATTGATATCTCTAACAGAATTGTATATGGAAAACAATGAGATAGCCCATACTGCGAAGCCTATCATGGCGATGACGGTGTTGGGATGAGATTTGATCATGGATGGAGTATAGCAGGAGGCTTGGGTGGTGTCAACTACAAAATCAAAGCCCCAGTTGCGGGTGCAACCAGGGCTAAGTTTCAATACGGTTCGTTCCGTTTACTCTGTGTCTTCAAGGGCCTCATTCCCTCCGACAGAATTCCATGCTTGCTTCCAGTTTCGAACAGGTCGGCGTCTGGGTGACTGCTTTTTCTTGCCTGTCTTTCGACCGCCGTACTCGTCTTCTTCTTCGTCGTCATAGGAATAGTTCTGCTTGGAATTCTTGAACTTGTCGTAAGCCATGCGATTTAATCCTCTCGGATTCCCTTTCTGTTATGCTGGTAGGATGTCTGGAAACGCTTTCTTTACTGTGTCGAGTGTGATCCCCTTGTATGCGTCCGTCTTCTTCAGGAGCATGTTGGCGAACACCTCGGCTTCTCTTGACTCCATGACTTCCAGTATCTGGATCAAGATTTCTTCGCGCCTCTTGGGTGTCAGATTGACGGCACGTGGCTCGCCCTCGACAAAGAGGTACGCACGATGGATTTCCTGGTGGAGAGAATTGTAGCCCAGTCCAGGTGGTGCATCTGATTTCTTGTATGGTGGAATTTCGGTGATGGCAAACTTGACCCTCGGATCGAACATTCCTTTGAGGACGCTCTTGAGGGTGTAAGTCTGGTTGTATTGCAGAACAAGGATGGCATCCTTCTTGGATGCGGCTCTGCCCACTTCGTCAAATATCTCATAGATGTTCTTTAGCATGATTGTTCTTTCTCAAAACTCGTCAGCAACCGCCATTAGGTGTTTCATGTTCTTCGCCATGAAATATGATATGAGCATCTTGCGTGGCGCAGGAGACGTTTCATCATATGCCTTGTCGATAGCTTCGACTATATTAGCAGGAATATAGTCCATGTCAACCAAAAGCTGATTGCGCGAATAGCCTCTTTTCATCGTGTCATTGATACAGAACGATTCGGGGGACGGTGCCGCCAACCACTCTGCCAATTTCTTGCTATTTATGGTTTTCTGTCTCTCTCCAGCGACGAACGTGGAGTCGGCAGACAGGAAGTTAGGCACGCCGTCACCTCTGTCACCGCGGATGATATGCTCGCGGATATACATTTCAGGATCGTCGGTGTGGATGAATCGCTTCATGATCGGGCTGTACTGCTTGACGTTCTGCCCGTGCTTCTGTAGCTGCATATAGTCCTTGTCGGACGACAGGATCAGAATGTCCTTGTCCTTGGCAAAGCGTTTGGTGAGGACTGCAATGATATCGTCAGCCTCGGCGCCTGTCACGTCAAGGACCTTGTAGGGAAGAAACTGCTTCATTTCTTCTTTGATCCGACCTGCGATATCGAAGATGGTAGCCCAGTCGATTGCAGATGCTTCACGATCCTTCTTTCGGTTCGCCTTGTAGTATGGGAACACGCCCTTGCGCCAATACTCGCGATTGTCGCAACAGATAACCACGTCCTTGCCGAACTTGTGGCTGAACTGGCGGATATAGGATCGAATGCAGTTTAGGATGATATGGCGGATCAGGTTCTCGTCAAAGTCTGAGGTCTTGGTTTGTGCAGACTTCAGGTCGGTCATGATAGCAGAGACGAATACCTGGTTCAGGTCAATAAGGATCATTGTGTGACATGCTTTCTCATTGGGTTGTGGTAGTGTCTTCCGTCTCCACGATTTTGATTTGGTCTAGTATCTTCTGGAATGGATGGTCCAGCTCCAGTGCTCGATACACGACCGCCGTCAGTGTCAGTGCCAGAAAGCTAAAGTCCTTGTGAAACTGAGTCGTGTCGGTATTCAGTCCAGCAGCATCAAAGTCATTCATCACCGCGGACACGACTTCGGCGGAGATGGATTCTGCCAGATTGGTGATACCCTTGACTTGGACTTGCTCGATCAGGTCATTGTTGACTATAGGTGGACGGACGATCTTGGAGGTAGGAAAGGGAATCACGTTCTCGGTCATTTGCTGCTCCGTACTAGGATGGTGTCACTATTTATTATCATACCATTCCTTCTTCTCCGAGTCAACTAAATAAAGTGTGGATCGCGGTGATGGAACACCCATCCACTCTAACGCTATTAAGGAGCATCAGCTATGTCCTATAT